CTGTACCAGTCAGTGGGGTAGTCGTTGACCTTGACACCTACACCGATGATCTCAAACCTCGGGTCACGGATGTACGCCTCGGTGGTCATCTTCGATAGGGAGAAGTCCTTGTCGTAGTAAGTCTCCATGTCTATTGTAACAATATCCATCATATTAAACGTCCTTGTAGGATTCGCGTCTGACGATCAGACTGATCACGCGTTGGCTCACTCCGAACTCAGCAGCGAGTTGTTGCTGCGTGTTCTCGCCAGCGTCGTAGCGTTGCCGTATCGCAACCACCTTCGCTGCGGTCAGCTTGGCGTTTGCGTGTTGGCTTTTGGGTTGCATCTTCCTCCCCTTGGCGTACGCATCCAATAGGTTGGTCCGCATCGACCCGAGGAACAGATGCTCCGGGTTACAGCACAGCCTGTTGTCGCACTTGTGCAGTACGAACCTGCGATACCGCTTGGCTACACCCTTCTGTCGGAAATTAGTGGGTAGTGCAATACCTCCGTTGTGCAGGAAGTAGGCGACCCGGTGCGCTTGGACATGCAGCCCATGCCACGACAGGTTGCCGTACCCGCTACTGGTCTTCGCACCTTGCCACTCCCAACACTTGTCTGAGGTTCCGATCTGGACTCTTGCCCAGAAGTTTTCAGGGGTGTTTTTTGCGCTCATACCCGCAGTTTACTACGTTTCAGTAGCGAGTGTCCATATCCATCATTCATCTTCTCCCAACACCTCAATAAGTTTCTGCATGTAGTGCTGCCCCTTGGCAATCTCTTGTGCAGACGTATCCTTACTACCCATGCGCATCAGATACTTCAGGGCACTGCCTCGGTAGTAACCAATGCGCTGCTCACGGGGCCACGTATCCACCACATCCCAAGGCTCGACGCCCATGTTCTTATAGTGATCACCACCTACCTGCCTGCTACTTGCTCTGTCCATGTCAGTCCTCAGAATGGGGCATCCCCAAGATCGTCAAGGTTTTGTTTGGTAAACCAACGTCCAACAAGTTTCCGTTCTTGTGGTGTCTTGAACGGCCAGTCCCACCGCTCCATCGACATACCACTGGGGTGCATATCTACAGGAACACCCCGAACTTCTTCCTCAGCTCTCTGCTTTTCTCTTTGCATACCTGATTCACTACGTCGATTACGCTATCCACGGAGGGCTGCCTGTTTCGGGTGAGCAGCGTAACCTCAGCGGTCTGTGCGAACCCATGCAACAGATCGGGTGGGAACTTGCCATCGCGGATGCACTTGTATAGAAAGGTGATCCACTTGTCATGGTCCCAGTCTGGGCTTCTCCAGACGGAAACACCCACCCGCTCCGTAGCAACTTGTTCACAGTAGGTCTGCAATATCCCGAGCTTGGCCCGCACCTTGATACCGTACTTGAAACGGCGCAAGGCACGGAGCCACTCTCGACGCTTTTCTTCGTCGATTACCGGCATATCACAGCCCGAACTTGGCTGCTGTCGTCAGAGCGGTAAGCTTACCAAGATCCACGTCAAGATCGACAGTGTTCTTGTTCCGCTCCTTGATCTCCCGATGCTTCTCTCGGTAGTTCTCCGGCACCAGATCCCACAGCGGAGGCCACGCTTTCAGGGCAGGAGCCAACGTGGTGTAAGCCTCAATAACTTTCTTGACCATAGCAACGTAGTCACTCTGCTTCTGATGCGCCTGTCTGACACGTTCGTAGTACGCAGCCACTTCCTCGGCGAACTCTGCCCACTCTGGGTGAGACTTGAGTTCGATCTCATCCCGGAAGCTGTATTTCTTGTGCGCTAGATGGGTGTCGGGGAATAGCGTAGGCCACGGGCACTTGGCAGTCAGTGGGAAATCCATGTTGCAGGGATACTCGCCGATCTTGCCGATAGTGATCTTCTCCGTGAAGGTGAACCAGTAGTCGGGCAGACCCGAGATGGTGTTGCGCACATCAACCGGGAACAACTTGGCGTATATACGCTGACCCCATGCAGCATCAGGCCGAGTAGCTTTTGCCTTCTCCACTGCGGGGTACATCCGCTTCTTCGCCTCTGACAGGATCTGGTCGATGAGGTCTTTGGAAAAACGTACTGTTGCCATGTCACTCTCCTTGGTTAGTTCATCTCGACTACTTCACCGAACGGTGCCTTGCCGGGGTCGGTCGTAACCCACAGCACCGGTGCATCAGGCTGTTCACCGAAGCTGTTGCAGCATAGGTCAGTCAGGAACACGATAGCTACAGGGTTGAACCCATGCTCGATGATGGACTCAAAGACCGGAGCGAAGTCAGTGCCACCTCCGCCGTGGGGCTTGATATCCAGATCGTCATGCACCTCGTAGCTCTCCACGTGACTGACCTCGCTGTCGAAGTACATCACATGGATACGCTCGGGTAGCAGATCGTCCTTGACCTTGGCAATCTCAGCAGCAAACTGATTGATAGTGCGCTGATCAATGGAGCCTGAGCAGTCCACAGCGAACACGATCTCGCCCATCGTCTCACCGCTGACACTGGGCAGGTAGATACCCTGCGGCAGGAAGCGACGATTGAACCGTGCAAAGGACCGCTGGTCAGTCCGTGCCTTGACGAGGAAGCGTTGCATCACATCACGCCAGTCCACCTTGGGTTGCAGCACCTCATCCACAAGACGTTGCATGTTGACTGACATCTTGCCCATCATCTTGGCAGCTTGCGCAGCCTGTGCCACCTTCACTTTCCACTCAGCCTGCTGCTGCGCTTGCTCTGCCTGAGTACCCTCACCATCCTCGCAATCGTCCAGCGGATCGCCTTCGGGCTGTTCAGGCAGGATGTTGTAGATACCTTCGCTGGTGCCGTGACCGGCGTTGTAGATATTGGCGTCAAGCAAACCACACTTAGGCATACGACCGATACCCTCATCGGTCAGCAGCTTGTTGATCACGTAGTCAGCAGCTATGTTCCACCGCTTGTGCTGTCGTTCACCACGGCGGAAGTTGTGCTCCAGCATGGGGTGGAAACACTCGTGGGCTACGAGGAACTTGACCTCCTCATCGGTCAGACTGTCCACGAACTCGGGGTTGAACTTGATCCGCTTGCCATTGGTTGCAGCAGTGGGATGTTCTCGTCGAACTCAAAGGGCATGTTCAGTGCCACGGTACCGACGAAGGGATGCTCCAAGATCAGAGCGGTCTTGGCTTTCGCCAGCTTGGTCTGAACCTTCTTCAGGTCAACGGTTGCAGTTGTCATACTTCCTCCACGTTATGAACGTCCACGGTGTACTCCTCTCCAATCAGATCGTCGAAGCAGGCTACCTCCAGCGCCTTGTCCTCAGCGTCTCCCACGTTCTCCGCAATGACTGCGTACGTCACTCGAAACTTAAACTCCACTGTCACTTCGTACTTGTCCATCAGAAGCTCCCCATAAACGCACCCATTGCATCCATGATTTTCTTTGCCTCAGCCGCAGTGTCACGGCGCAGGTCCGGATCGTTGCGTAGTGCTTCGGGATGCTTAAGCAGTGATGCCTCAACTTGCTGTCGCATCTTCTCAAGGTCAGGGTCATCAGCGAAGTTCAGTCGAGGCAGGATGGCGCAGATCTCCCGAGCGTTCTCCACCATGCTGTCACGGAAGATTGCCTTGGGATCAGACAGCTTCTCAGCCATGTGCTTGACCCTATCGAACAGCCGCTGCCATACGTCCTTCAGTGCTGCCTGCTCCGCATCCTTCACACGGCGCTCAACATCCTGCTGGATACGGGACAGTTCCTCAGAGCCGATGCTGACCCGGAAGTCTGCGGTGGGTACAGGGAACACAGCCATGTCCATCTTGAACTTGTGCCGCAGTTCAGACCCGTTGGGATAGTCGGCAGGGTCGTACAGACCCTTGAGGATACGCTGTGCATCGAGCTTCATGCTGTCGTAGCTACTGAGGAAGTCCCTTACCAGCACCTCCCACTCGCTCTTCTCCTTGCGGAAGTCAGACATGAAGTTGAGATAGTTGGCAGTGGGCAGCATGTTGGTGCCGTCCATACCCCACGGCAGAGTGTTCTCGTAATACTTGGTACGGATGAAGGTCGTCTTCTTGTGGATGTTGTCCAGCTTGTCGTTCATCGGCAGCAGGGACTTGTTGAAACGGCCAGCAGCAGCCGCTGCAAGATGTGCATCTGTGATTTCCTTGGATGCTTTCTTGTCGTACTTGCGGGCAGTCCATTGGCTGATGTTCAGTTGCACCAGCAGGGCACGGTCATTGAGATTCATTTCAGTTCCTCCGGTACTTCAATCTCGTCGCCCATCTTGCTGGCGACGTAGCAGCGCATGGCGGCGACCAGAATCGTCGGGCCGTCCATGCAGAACGTTCTGTTCAATCCGCCGAGACTTGGCTTTCTGGCGCCGTACCGGTGGTCTTTGCTTGATGATGGGAGCCACTGCCATTCGATGCACTCGGCCTCGATGATCGGGCCAGCCAGTGCCCAACTTGTTGAATAGTCGGTCTCATCGCCTAGCACAATTTCTGCATCAGGCCACCCGGCGGGTAAATTGCATTTCGCTACCGCCCAATCGAGGGCGGGGCCGATCAGTTCGTTGGTTTGAATCTTCATGTTGTCCTCTCAGAAAAGAACTTCTTGGTGGGCGATGGACCACTTGGTGAAAGCGTTGGTGTTTGCCAAGTCAGGGTTACGGCGACATGCCATGCTCATGGACAGAACACTGAACTCCGAAGGCATCCGCTCGATGTACGTAGCAAAGCGGTCGATGTTGTTCTCAGTGGCCCTTTGTGACAGGGCACCAGACAGTGCATAGAGCGTTGCAGGATCACTGGGCACATCGGAAGTGGTTGGGTTCAGCAAGATGGCATCGGGGTTGGGCAGCTTGCGGAAGATGCGAACGAAGCCAACGAACTCGGCAGCAGCACCCTCACCCACAGCACCTTTGAAGCACTCGAACTCAGCCTCGGCAGGGACTGTGCCAAGCACGTCTGACACACCGTCCACCCAAGCCCTTGGGGTAGCGTTCTGGTCACGTTGTGGGTCGAAGTCATGCAGCAGACCGGGACGGAACCGGATGAAGCTGATCACCTCGGGCTTGACATCGTTGTTGATAGCCCATGCAGTCCAGTCATCGAGGTGAGTCTCAAGCTCAAGGACAGTCTCACGGTTACGCAGATGGCTCAGTACACGGTTGGCACCGGCCCTGTCAGCCTGCCTGTTACCGGTGGAGACCACCATCCATCCATCGGGCATGGACACACCGTGCAGAGTCCGAGCTTGGCAGATGTTGGCAAGCACCTTCTGGAGGTCAGGCCCCGCTTGGTTACGGTCGTCGAACAGCAGGATGCCACGCTCTGGAGAGCGACCCTTGACAGGGAACCAGTCAGGCAGCTTGTAGTGCAGCGTGTTGTTGTTTGTCTCAGGGAACAGAACCCCGAAGTCCTCCACCAGCATGGTAGGCATATGCCGTTCGATACAGGGAACGTCCAGTTCCTGTGCTACCTCGTGGACGATGGTCGTCTTGCCACCGCCGGGAGCACCTTCGATGGACAGGGTACGGGTGATGGGGAACAACGACTTGATAGTTTCTTTAAGCAGAGTGGCTCGCATATCAGTTTCCTTGTGACTTGTAATGGTCAGGGCCGTAGGACACCACCGTGCTACTACCGATGAAGTCCCGTGCTTTCTTTGCAGCTTGTTTATTGTCGAAGTACAGCGGCTCGTTGCTTGGTTTGTTAACAACCACTGCTCCACCTTTGCTCGTTCTGAGTACGAACAGACGCTTCATCTTCATTTACCCCTGTTAATGAACACACACTCATTGGTATGAGTGACACCTTTGGAGTCGGTGTACGACTCCCCACAACCAGCAGCCCACTCGATGAACAGGACTGCGTAGAACGCTGCTACCACCACAATCGTGGTGATCGTAAGGAACCACTTCATCACCGACCCCCTTTGTGGGATGAGTTAAGCCCCTTGAGCAGGGACATGTCGCTGAACACCATGTAGTTACTCTTGGGTAAAGGGGCGATGGTGAACTTGCGCTGCTTTGCTTGCTGCTCACCACAGGGCAAGCAGGTTTTGTACCCAAGATCGTTACGTTGGGGAAGAACTTCCTCCCCACAGCGGATACAGATGTGTTTCATACGTTTTCCTTACGCAATTCAGTACGAATCCATACCACAAGGTGTTGTGCATCATTAGCTGTATCCAATACATCGGAGAAATACTCAGATGCCACATACGCTGTAGGATCTTCCAGAAACTGCTGTGTATCCCTACCAATGCAAGAAACCAGTACACTGAGACGACGTAAAGCGTCGTGGATATTTTTGGGATCGGTTTTCATACCATCAGCACCTTGGCTTGATACCCATCTTCGATGAGTTGGTTCATGAAGTTGCAAGCAGGAGTGTCACGTTTGAACCACTGCATGTAGACAGTGCCACTGCCATCAGTCCACTTGACCACGAACCGAAGGGCCTCTTGTTTACGGACTTTACGAGGGGGGATGTAAGGGAGGGTTGTAACTTTCACAGCGATAGCTCCAGTTGAAAGCCGGTGAACCGCACCGGTACGGTTGTTGATGGATGTGATTAGGCAAGCTTTACAGTGGTGACTTTGACTTCACCGGGGGCTTTACGCTCTGGGAGCAGAGCGATGTAAGGTTTACCCCAACGGTCTGCCATAAGGACAGGGGTATCACCACCGGTGTCAGGTTTGAAGATACGAACTTCAAGTTTGTGTTTCTTGCCGAGTGCCAACATCGTTTTGTAAAGTTCAGAGACATTGGCTTGTTCAAACTTGCCATCGTCATCAGGCTTTACAACCAGTTGGTTCTTGCTGTTACTGTACACTGAAACTTTACCTTGATAGATCTTAGCCATGATTGGCTCCTTAGAAAGGGTTTGTAAAGCGGGCCACCGGCCCACCACCAGACTCGCTCGGGCCGGGTCGGGCGTCAAGTTGCGACCTGTTTTCCTAGAAAAGCGGGTAAGTTTACACAAGTAAGTTGACACAATCTAACTTTACATCGGGATGATCTACGAAGAAATGTCAAGTTAGATCGCTAGTAGATCGTGCAAGTCATTGATTTATAAGGATGTTGCAGTGCACAATCTAGATAATCTACGTTTTTTTGTGTAATGTTGAAAAAAATTGAGAGAGCCTGAAAATTTGAGAAAAACCAACTTTCTTTAGGAAAGGGTTAAAAAAACGTAGATTATCTATATCAACTAGATTATTTACACTCATATATTTTCTAGCTCCCCCTCGCAAGTGGTTGATTCCGTGGCACTTTCTCTAACTTGACATGTCCAATTGTGTAAGGTAACGAGCAAAAGTAGTGTAAAGTTATACCGTAGATCGCGTAGATTGTTGTAGGATTGTGAACTATACACGTCAAGTAGCTATGAAACTGTACATGTAAAGTGTACACAGCGTGTGTAAAGCGGCGTTGCATGGCGAGCCGTGACCCCCCGACGTATAGTTACTAAAGCTTGTACCTTTTCTGCCTTACTTTACAGAACGTAGGCAATAAAAAACCCGCCTTTCGGCGGGCTGCCACCTTGCGGTGGCGGGGTTGTGGTCAGAAGCTCATCACGAAGACGAGCAGGAAGTAGGCCACTGGCACTCCAATCAGCAGGCCGATGGCAACCTTGGCGTTGTCAGACTGCCAGCGTAACTCGCTCCACGTAGAGATGTCCGTCCCTACACGTGCTTGGATGAGATACGTCAGCCGAGTCCAACGGCTCACGAAAGCCGCCACTTTGTGGGCTTTTGATTTGCTGTCGATCAGGATCATCATAGTTCCTTAGGAAAACCCAGCCCGGATCGCTCCGGGCTGGGGTGCTACACGCTAGCTGTTAGGCCAGCTTGGTGACGCTACCGCGCTTCGCCGGTCCGTCGCTGCGCTTGGGGAGCAGAGCGATGTACGGGTTGCCGTAGCGGTTTGCCAGCAGCACCGGCTCGGTGCCGCCTTCGGGGATGAACAAGGAGTACTTGTTCACGGCCAGCTTGTTCTTCTTTGCCAGCGTCATCAGGGTGCTGTAGCACTCTGCGGCATTGGCAGCGTTGAACTTGCCTTCGGGATCGCGCTTCAGCGCAATCTCGCCCTTGGTGTTTTTGATGATGGACACCGAACCATCAAAGGTTTTCGCAGACATGCGAACCTCCGGTACCTAGGTTGTTAAAGAGCGGGTGAGCTAGGTCTACACCCGCTCTTTAACAACCTAGGTACCGGAGG